TTTGCGGCAACTAGATAGTTACCAATATATCCTTTTCCAAGTATTAGTATTTTCATTTTATAAATTCTGCGTAAAATATTTTGTTAGTATCACCTCTAACATTGTGTGATTGTTGGGCTATTTGAGTTACATCATTTGTAAATGCTCTTATCCTATAAGAACCTAAAGCATCATATGTCCACAATTGATTTTTACCCTTTGGATAAAGATAAGCAACCATTGCATGACCATGCAATTTATTGTCACCCTTATCAATCCAACTATATCTAAAAACTTCAGCCCATATATCATATTTTCTTAGGCTCTCACGAAATGTGATAGCGGTTGGAAGACATGCATTAATTTCTTTTTCCATCCAAAAATCTGGATTTTTTGGAGTTGTTTGACAAGCTACTAATAATACAATTGTTAATAACAATAATCTTTTCATATTAAAATATATTAAGCTTCACAAGATTTGCAAGTCATAATTGAACGAGCAAGTTCTTTTGCAGGATTTGTTGATCTCTGGTAATAAAGTGATTTAATACCCTGTTCCCATGCAAAAATAATAAGTTCATTAACTGCTTTTGGTGGAGTACCGGAAGGAATAAGCATGTTCAAACTTTGTCCTTGATCAATATATTTTTGACGAGAAGCAGCCTGAATAATAATTTCTTTTTGAGATGTCTCTTCAAATGTCTTGAATACATCTTTCTCTTCTTGTGTGAGATAATCTACATGTTGAACCGATCCACTATGTTTGAGAATATCCATCCAAGTATCATCATCATTTTTATTTTTTTCTTTCAATAGTTTTTTGAGATAAGGATTCTTATATGAGAATTTTCCTTTAGCAAGATCCTTAACATAGTAGTTACTATTGTTAGGTTCAATGCTTGGTGATACTTGTCCCAAAATGAATGAGGATGACGTTGTAGGAGCAACAGCAAGAGTTGTAGTATTCCTACGACCATACCCTTCTAACAATTCGGGTTCTCCGAATAGTTGGGCAAGATCACTAGATGCTTTGTCTGCTCTTTCACGAATGGTTTTCCAGATTGTTGTATTAAGGAGTTTTGCTTCCATTGATTCAAATGCAATCATCTTGGATTGCAAAAGCGAATGCCAACCAAGAACACCAAGACCTAATGCACGATGACGAATAGCAAAATTTCTTGGCGCATCCATGAACTTCATCCCTTCGGTCTTGTTGATGAATTCTGTCATAACAGAATCTAAAAACCAAATCATTGTTTCTACTGCATCAGTATCTTTCCATTCTTCCCACTTTTCTAAATTCATTGAAGACAAATCACAGACGAATGATTCATCTTCACTATTAGGAAGCATAATTTCTGTGCAAAGATTGGATTGTTTAATTTTTAATTTTTTATCTTTGTAAACTTTTGGTGCTTGTTTGTTTACATTATCTGTAAAGAAAATATAAGGATAACCAGATTCAAATCTTTTCTTTAATACTAATCCCCAAATTTTTCTTTTTTCTTTGTCACCATCAATCATGGATTTCATCCATGAATCAGAAACAGTGACACCAATTGAAATATCTTGAATTTCATTTCCTTCTCCACGAATTTTTAAAAATTCTTCAATGTCTCCATGATCGACCGGAAGATATGCTGCAAATGAACCTCGTCTTACATTACCCTGAGAAACAACGCTCATGAGTTTATTATAGAGTTCCATGAAATGAATTGAACCAGTTGATTCTCCACCGGAAGATATTTCCGTTCCTCTTGCTCTAAGATCTCCAAAGTAAGCAGAAGTTCCACCGCCATTCTTTGTCATGATGCCTATTTCCGCAACTTTACCCAAAATACCTGCCATTGTGTCAGGAATGTGAGAACCAAAACAAGAAATAGGAAGACCTCTTTTGCGACCAAAGTTTGACCAAATAGGACTTGCAAGAGAATAAAATCCTCTGTGCATGTAATCTTCAAACTTTGCAGCAAACCCTGCTTCTTTCAATATTTTTTCTGCTGCAACAGCAATATCTCTGATTCTTTGTTCTGGAGTTTCATCCTCTAAAAGATAACCTCTTTGAAGAAACTTTCTGGAGTCTTTGTTAAGCCAATAAATGTCCGATTGTTGCTGATTGGTACTCATAAAATAGATATATCTATCTTAGCAAATTGCCAAAGAATAGCAATCAAATTATAAATTTATTTTATGATTTTAATTCACTTTTAACGTAATTAAAAACTTCCATTTTATCTTCAGGTACATCTGTATTAACAATTTCTTGTTTATCGATTTTTAAACCAACAAGTGAACTGAAAGCATAATTTCTTTCTTTCATACCAACAACATTTGGTGCTGATGCTGGATAAAGAAGTTTTTTTGCTTCTTCTTTTTCTATTTTATGAATCTCTCCGCTTTGTTCACGAACAACAAATATACTTGTAGTTGCTTGAATATATGTTATATCAAATAAAAGAAGTGGATTTCCTTTTATTGATATCCCAACATTTCTAGAAATTCTATTTTCAACCGCTTTTCTTGCACCAACCTCAACAGGTTCTTCTCCTCTTTTTTCTAATTCACGATTTAATTTTCTTCCATAACTACCAAGACTAGCAACTGTTTGAGTTATTTTATATATGGTTTGATATGAACATTGTTTTTTATAAAATTTTGGAGTTGTTACAGAAGTAAAACTAAAAGGAATCTCTCTATTTCCTTCTGTTTTATTTTTATTCACAACCAAATCCATTATTTGTTGTATTGACATTGGAGTTCCACCAGCACCAAGACCAAATGCCATTTCATTATAAATTTGACTGTATAAATTTTCTAAAATTAAAGTATCTTTATTTCTCATAAAAAATATTTACATTAAAAAAGATCTGATTCGTCAAAAGATTGACCTTTCTTAGAATACTCAACAGGACGAGAATGAAAAAAATCAGTCATATTATTTCCAATCAATTCTTCTTCGAACCATTTAGTTTTACTTAAAAGTTCTTTATCTATAGTAAAAACTTTTTTAAATTTAATTTGTTTGAGAGAATCATTGATTCGATTTTTGATGAATTCTTTTAAAATATCAGCAGATAATCCTTCTTCTTGAATACCATTAACCATCCAATCAACGATTTGTGATTCAGATTCAAATGCTTGAACAGCCTCCTTTGCAATCTTATCTTCCAGTTCTTCATCAAAAAGATCTGGATATTCTTTACGAATTGTATTGATAAGTTTGATTCCAACAAGAGCATGAATGTTTTCTTCATTGCGAGTATATTTTACTTGTTGATCTGTATCTTTAAGGACATTTTTAAAGCGAGCAAACCAGTTAATAACATAGAACTGAGAAAACAAAGAAACGTTTTCTACAAACAATGTGAATAAAATAAGAGCATATAGATATTGTTTCTTTGAATCTTTGTAATATCTATGTGTATATTTTCTAAGATATTTTACTCTTCCTTCAATCCAATCTAACTTGAGATTCTTTTCAAAAATATCTTCAAGTCCAAGAATTGAAATAAGTCTTTCATATGCATTATTATGAATAACTTCTACATTTGCCATGACATATCCAAGATCAGAAAGTGATGGATGAGGAAGATTTTCTCCCAATTTTGCCCAAAAAGTTTTGACTGCAATCTCTATTTGCCCAATAGCAGAAAGAGTGCGAACAATAATTTCTTTTTCTTGGTCAGTAAGATTCACTTTAAATTGCTGAATATCAGATTTAAAGTTAAATTCTTTATCTGTCCAGAATCCATTATGCATTGCTTCAATAAATTCATCTGTCCATGGGTATTTGTTAGGTTTACGGCTTATTTGTTCTTCGAATATCATAATTTTAATTAGTTTTATTTCTCTTACGTTTACGTTTTGGTTTTTCTAAAAAGTGTCTTTGTAGTTCAGATTTATAAAATTTTATACTAAGGTATTTTAAAAATCTTGCATGATCTAAATAGCTTACATTGTTCCTAATTCTAGACTCTGCATAAAGAACCTGTGTCTCATTCCATTCAGGGTGGACATAGTGTATACATTCATGATAAGCAGTCGAGATAAATTCTGATCTTGGATCAATTTCTATATCTGTCCAATTACAAGAACCATCAAAACCCCTCATTTTCTTAAAAAGGAAAAATTCTGGTGGTTTTTTTCTAACCAGATCCAAACACCTCTTATAAAGTTTTTGAATTTTAATTTTTCCCAACTTTTTCATGACAATACTTATCAATTTGTTTTAGGTCTTAAAAGTAATATGTAAAGTATTAATACTGAACACCATGTGTTGTAAGAATACGGAATTGGATATGATATTAAATTATTAATACTCCATATAATCATCAAAGGAATTGTGCTTATACAGAGTAAAACAGCAAAAATATAAATGGTCACTTTTAACATATTAAAGAATTATCGACTAAAATCTTTTATATGTCAACGATTAAAAAATATATTGATTTATGGGATTGTTTCTGTTAGTTTAGTGATATGTTCAGTATAAAAAATAAAAATATCTACAAAAGCAAAAAAGAACATGAACTTTATTCTCTTATTAATAGTACTGATTTTAATATATCACGTTATATTTTAAAAGAATATGGGAGTTACCCATCTACTTTTTATGTGGATGATAAATTTAATGATAAAATTTATAATTTTCTTTTAGAAAAAGCTAAATTAATAAAGTTTAACCTAACAGGAAAATTATCTTATGTTATACAAGATAAAAAAGAATTTCGTGGAGGTTCTTTTTGGTTCTTTTATAAAGATGTCTATATAAAACTATCTGTTAGTGGACAAGATGAAGAGCTTGATATAAGGTTTAGTAGAACCGAAGATGAAAATGATAAAAAATATCATATGAATAAAACTAAAACATATGAGATGACTATTGTAGCACCTTCTGATGTTCAAAATTATCATTTTGAAGATTTTAAAGATTTTGTTATACAACACACAGGAAGTAAAATTCATCTTTTTATTAAGAATCAATATGGAGATTATAGTTTTGAACCAATTAAAGTTAATACTCCTGAGATCGATTTAGGTCTTAATTATGGTAAAAAGTTTTTAGATATAGATAAACAAATCCAAGATAGACTTTTAAATTCTAGTACAGGTCTTTTCATGTTTCATGGAAAACCCGGAACAGGAAAAACAACTTATATAAAATATTTGGCTAGTAAAATCAATAAAGATTTTATCTTTATACCAACAACAATGATTGAAACATTTACTTCTGATCCAAATTGTCTTCAATATTTGATTCAAAAGCCAAATTCTATTTTAATCTTGGAAGATGCTGAAAAGGCGGTTCTTAAAAGGTATGGTGATACATTGGACTCTTCTAATGTATCTGCTCTCTTGAATTTATCGGATGGTATTCTTAGTGATATATTAAAAATATCTGTAATTCTTACATATAATTGTTCAAAGAATGAAATCGATTCTGCTCTAAAGAGAAAGGGAAGACTTCAAGCAGATTATGAATTTGATCTATTAGATGTAGACGATGCTATTAATTTGGCAAAACATTTAAATGTTTCTAACGATTTAATTGATACTATTAAAGAACCAACATCTCTTGCTGACATTTATAATCTTGGAAAAGATGTTGAATTTAAAAATGATTTAATCAAAAAAGAAGAACAAGAAAGGATTGTAGGTTTTGCAAACTCTTGATTTTAATAGTTTAGTTATATTGGAAGATTCTTTTTCTAATGTTAGATTTTTTGATAAAGATCATCATTATGAAATTGATGGTGAACGTGTATCAAAATCTGTATCTCAAATCATTTCTAAATACGAAACACCATTTGATACAAAAAATATAGCAGAAAGAGTAGCTAAACGTGAAAATAGACATATAGATGAAGTTTTAAATGAATGGGAATGGAATAAAAATTATTCTTGTCATAAAGGTTCTGAATTTCATTTAATAGTAGAACAATTTTTTCAAAGAAGATCCATTCCAATCAATAAAAATTCTTTTATTGGTTTCTTAAAAGAGAATGGAGATATCTTTAATCAAAATGATAGGATCAAAACTTACTATAATGAAATAGCGGTTTTTATTAATAATTTTAAAAATTTTTATGATTGGTGGAAAAACGATCACATTCTTTTAAAATCCGAATTTGTAATAGGAGATAAAGAAACAAAACTTTGTGGTACTATTGATAACCTATCATACAATAAAAAAACCAATGAACTAGTACTATTTGATTATAAGACAAACAAAGAAATAAAAAGACAAGGTTATAAAGGAGAAACTTTATTGGCTCCTCTTAATAATATACCTAAATGTGAACTGGGTAAATATAGTTTGCAACTCTGGTTATATAAATTAATCATAGAAAGAAATACTCCATTTAAAGTTGGTGATAGTTATATAGTTTGGGTTGCAGGTAAAGATGATTATGAATTAATATCATTATTGGATGTTAAAGCAGAAGCAGAATTAATTTTAAAAAATATATAGTTTTTAATTTTTTTTATGGAAATGGAATATGTGGAGTGTAAATATTCATATAACATATGGACCCATTAGCAAAAGCATACTTAAAAGTAATCACCGAATCATCTGACGAACTTCAAAAAGGTCAAGACGTAAAAGGCTACACTCCAAAAGAAGGAGAAGCTTTCGGTGATGACACTAACGCAAAAAAACTTCAACCAAAATCTGGACCTGAATCAAAAGGAACAGAAGATGTAGAAAATCCCGAAGAAAATAAAGAATTGAGCGTTGATGGAGAAAATGACGGTAAAGTAAAACCTCTTGGTAAAAACTATGCTGAATCAAAAAATCCATTTGATATGCTTTTCAATAAAATCATTTCTGAAGAAGGTGAAATGATGGATTTCTCAACAGGAGAATCACCAGAAGACAGTACATTTGAACCATCAATGGAGCGTGAAGAATCCGATGAATTTGGTTTAGAAGACGAAGAAGGTAATGAAGGTGAAGAAATCACAATTACTCTCAATAAAGAATTAGCACAACAACTTCATGACATCTTATCACAAGTTCTCACAGAAGGTGAACATGAAGAAGGTGAATCCGAAGAAGAAGAATCATCAGAACATGAAATGGGTGGTGAAGAATTCGGTGAAGAAGGCGAAGAGGGTGAAGAAGAATCATTTGAGGGTGGAGCAAAACCTTTCGGTGAAGCCACAGAAATGCAAGAACTTGGGACACCAATTACAGACACGGAAAAATTGGCTCATGGATTACACTCCAAAGGCAGTTATACAGTAAAAGGTGCAGTTCCTGTCACAAAGAAAACAGCCCAAACACCAGCAACAGGTAAGGGTCATGATGGAAAATTAAAAGCACACTCAACATCAGGTGGCATTAGCAAATTGCAAAGCAAGAAACAAGATGTCGGTGGTGTAAAAGTTGGAAAAACATTATTCGATAACGATTAATAACCTCTACCAATTGGTATAATAAGAAGCCCCACTGTTTAGTGGGGTTTTTTATTGTAAGTATATTTGTGAACTTTAAAGACTATTTTTTTAGAGAATTTGTAGATTTAGAAAATCCTTTTGCAAAAAAAGATAAGAAATTGATGAGCACTAATACTGGTTCTCATCATCATCAAACTCTTGGAAGAGCCATGAATATGGGACATAGAAAAAGCGGTAAAGAAAATCTTATTGCTGTTTCTCAATCACAACCAAAAAAAGCATTACATCCTCAAGTTGATTTATGTCTTAAACTTAAAAAAAATATTCCTTTAGATATAAATGTTGCGATGGATATTATAAAAAAATATGATGTATGTCCAACACCAGAAGAGTCTAAAAAAACTTTAAATTCAGAAATACCAGAAGTTAAAATACAAATGGTAAAACCTAACGTCTATATATTATTATATAATGGAGAATAATAATGGAATCTCTTAGATTTTTAAACAAACAAGTAAATCAAAATGAGTTAAATAATTTTGATAATTGGTGGTATGAACAAATTAGTATTTATGGACAAGATGTAATTTATTATAATAATATGGCAACATTAACAGGTATGAATGTTCTTTATGGTGAAGAACCTGATGCTGGTTTTGGTATTGGTAAAAATTTAATTGTTTTATTGAATATTACAAATGATTCTTATATTCTTTCAAAGTTTGGAATTGTAGCTGATAGTGATATGACAGGTGTAATTCACCCTAGACATTTTACAAATCTTTATGGTTTATCATCTGAACCAAAAATGGGAGATTTGATGAAGTTACAAGAATTTGGACAAGATAGATTGTGGGTTCCAAGAAAAGGTCCGACTATTTATGAGTTATCAGAAGTAGTTGATGAATTTCAATTAAATGCATTGGGTGGTCACTATGTTTGGTTCTTTAAGGCTAAACGTTATGATTACAGCTTTGAAGATGGAAGTCCCGGTTCTGGACAAGGTAATACACCTAATAATGACAATGATAAATTGGAAGCACTAGCTGATTCTAATTTTAATTATACGGAAGATAATCCATGCAGTAAACCAAGTGTTTATGGTGATTATTAATAAGAATAATCTTTGATATTAGGTTCGTCTTCTTTAAAACAAACATCAATTTTATGTTCGTGTTTTAAAATTTTCTTTAATATAATATCTTCAGTTGATGTTATATATTTCATTATTTCTAATGGTTTTAAATTTACTTTATTGAAAGGAATTTTTTTTTCTTCTGCTTTATCTGCACAATAATTAACAGCTTCATATAAGGCTATCCATCTTGCCCACTTAGAAGAATCTTTATGTATGTTTAGCCAATTATTTTTCATTGTTTTTTTCGTCCACTAAAGGAATTCCTGTTAAATTTGGAACATTTACAGGTTCTGTAATTCTTGCTACACTAAAACCTATATTCACTAAATTTTTATTTTTACATTTATCACATTCAAATTCTATTCTTTCAACATCATTTGGAAAAAATGTCATTAGATTATTAGCATTACAATAAGCACATTCTAAGATTGTAGATAATGGTTCAAGCAAATCTAACTGTTTTTGTTTTGTCTTTTCTGTAAAATAACTTGTTAAAATATTACCAACAAAAGAAAAAATAATAAATTGAATAATGAACAAGAATATAAATGTCGCTATATAATTCAGATTAACAAGATATGCGGCTAATGATCCCATAGCCGATATAAATACCACTATACCGGTAGACTTTAATAAATTTAATATGTTGTTTTTAAACATATAAAATCTTAACATTGATTATGTTAAATGTCAACAATTATCTTCTTGGTACTTTAATAGCAATTGTTGTATTAATGTTTGGAATAGAACCCGGATTAATTCTTTGGTCTGGTGTATTTGGAATTGGGTTTTGTGATGGTTGTGCTCCTGCTATATTAAGTTTATTAATAGAAAGACCAACATCTTTAAGAAGACTTAATGCTTGTTTAGATTTCTTATATAATTCCAATAATTCTTTTTTTGCTTCTTTTGTTAAACTTGGATTTTGTTTGACGCATTGTGACATTTTATTCATAGCTGTCATCAAATAAACAAAACTATCAGCAACATCTGTTGTGACCGTTTGTAGAGGCCATGGCATACTTTCGGGAGCGTCTGGTGGCGGTTCTGTTAAATTGCCATATACACCATCTCTTTGATATGGATTATTATATCCAGCCCTACTAGACATTGGAGCAAAATCTTTTCTTGGTGCTTCACTAGATGCAGGATATGCGCCTCCACCAGAATCGTAGATTTCTTCGATTATCTGGTCAAAATCCATTACTTTACATTTCCAATTTTAGAAAGGTTTCCGCAACGAGGACACTGCCAACGACATTCTTTTATGGTTTCTTTTGTTCTAGGATCTTTTTTTTCTGTGACTTTTCCTTGAACATGAGCACCACAATACATGCAACCGATTGGACGATTATCTACTGATTGATACTGAGGAATATTATTCATGATATATTTACTTACCCTCTGAAGGTTTCCAATGATCTTTATTGTTTAAATTCTGTTCATTAGTTTGTAACTCTTTAAATTTGTGAGTAATATAACGACAAAGTTCAGAACGAACAATATCTTCTTCTGTTAATTCAAAACAAAATATACCTTGTTCTTTTGATTCTTCACAATTAAAAAGATCATACACTTTATTGAATCCTGATTTACCAACAGGAAGATCGCTTTGTTCTGGATCACCACAAAGAAATACTTTTGAAAATTCACCAATTCTACTCATCAATGTATGAATTTCTCTTTTAGAAAAATTTTGAACTTCATCAGCGCAAACAAATTTTGCAGAAAAGTGTAATCCTCTTGCAAAATTTATCGGACATATTGTGACACGATTATCTTTTTCTAAACGATCAATTTGTGGTTTATCTAAAAGTTCTGCAAGTTTATCATGAAATGGTGTCAAATAAACATTGAATTTTTCTGCAACATCTCCCGGAAGAAATCCTAGTTTAGAATCTGCTGATTCAACTGCTGAACGAACAAGAATAATATCAGAAACTTTCTTTAAATTTAAAAGAGCAAGACCACAATACATTGCAAGTATTGTTTTGGATGTTCCTGCTGGACCTTTTAGAAATAATACTTTTGTTTTTTTATCTAAAAATAATTCAATTACTTGTTTTTGTTTTTCTGTCCAAGGTAATTCTTTAATTTTTAAATCAAAAGCAATTTTATCTCTTTGAAAAACATAAGGTGAATTATCTGTTTTTTCTCTACGCTCATTGTGTTCTGTTTCATGGACACTATTAATTTTGTTCTGTTTTTTAGAACTCATTTTTTTACTCATAAAAATTAGAGTATATTAAATGCCTTGTAAATTTCCACCATATGATGTTGAATTACCTTGTGGTGGTTGTGGTTGATTCTGGTTTTGTTGTGTGTTATCAGAAGAGTTTGTTTGATCTTCCTTTTTGTCTTGACCCACTTCTGTTTTTTTAGGTTGGATCATTCCAAGTTCAGCAAATCTAGAAGCTAAGTCTTGGTGTTTTTGTAAAAATTGATCAATATTTTTAAATTCAGTATTTTGTGGATCTAACAATTTATTAAAATCTTGTAAATGAGGATCGCCCATTAAAGTTGAACCTAATGCTTTTACGGCATCTCCTTGGGTTCCTGCTTGTTTTAATGCAGCTTTCATAGCAGTTTGAAGTTGTGGTGATGTTACAGCTTTAGAACCACTACCCATTAAATCCATTTCTTTTAAGATATAATTTTTAAAAATATTATCGAATTTACTCATTATATTATTACTTATCTTACCTTACCAATCTTTACAAGCCTGATATTTTGGTGTTCCCGGTTTTGCTGAAGAACACTTATGTCTTGCTCTAAATGATTTTTTACGTTTTGTGTTTCCAGATTTACCTGTAACTCTTACACCAGCTTGACCCCAATGGATTTTTTTATATCCACCTTTTGGGTTTTTAACACATTTCATCCATTTTTTACCTTTTCTATCGGAATGTGCTTTTTGGGTTACTTTTGTACAATTGGCTTCTTGTAAAATAGAAGATACTAAAATATCAAACTTATTATTCATAATATTACTTATTCTAAAGATGAAAAAAATAAAAATACTAAAAGTGGTAAGAAACAAAGATAAATAGTATTAGAAAATATGTCAACCTTAACTATCGCATCACCCGGTGTACAAATTAACGAAGTGGATCTTAGCTTAATCGCAAGACCAATTGGAGCAACAGACGTTTTAATAACAGGATTTGCCCCACAAGGACCAACAGAAGATCTTGTAAATGTTGGTAGCGTTTCTGAATTTGAAAGTATTTATGGAACTCCTACAAATGGAGCAGAAAGATATTTATATCATACAGCAAGACAGATTTTATCAAATTCTCCTGCTAATCTTTTAGTTTCAAGAATCCCTTATGGGGCTGAATTAGGTAATGGATATACTAATTCATACAGTGCTTTGGTATACCCTATTTCTTCAAATAAAGCTACATATGAAGAATCAACAGAATTTAGATTTTTTGAACCAACTTCAATTTTATTAGATGATGAACAATACTATAAAGTAATTTCTAATGATATCAATTGGTCAAATACGCCATTTAATTATACTGTAGGTACAGAAGAAACTATATTTGGACAATTGGCAGTAGATGCTGACACAAATTTAGCAACAACTGCATCATTAACATCAGCAAGAATATATGATTTTACTGTAACAGATTTTTCAAATTTAACATTAGATCAAAAACAAACTATTTTGGTGAATAGCCTTGGTGGCTATCTTTCTTCAACTCAGGCTTATTTATATTATGATGCTGATTGGTTAATTTTAACAGGTGCATTATCAGGTACATATACAACCGTATATGATAGTTATTCTGCTCAAAATGGTGGTATATCATTAATTTCTCTTAATGGTTATATAGCATCTGCTGCTGATTTAGGAGAAAATCCATATTTAGCTGCTACATATGGCGAATATATTTCATTAAATAGCACAATTACATCTTATAAATTAAATACTGGTACACTTCCTTCATCTGTTACAAGTGCTGAAGATCTTATAGATAATGGTTATGGTGGTTTGGTTGTATTAAATACATCAAAAACAGCCGTTAATAATCTTTATGAAGGATATTATATCGGTATTGCTGATAACTCAAGTCCTAATTTCAATCCATCTGAACCATATAATTCAATTCAAGCACTTATGGCTGTGAATGGTAATAATAATCTTATTCAAGATTTCACAATGGTGCCTCCAAAAAGACTTAATTTTGCTTTAACGCAAACTGCAAGTTCTTATATAAGAGATAGTATATCAAAAGTAATAGAACAATATCCTATTGGTTATGATTTTGCTACACCTTCATTTAGCGATAGTCTTGTTTTAATGCTTTTCAAAATTAAATCTACGCAATATGCACAAGATACCATTAAATTGGATTATTCTGTATCCGAAAGTTATGCTGGTTCTTTATATGTAAATAGAACTCAAAATAATCAAAATGCTGGAACACCCGTTTCATTCTTCTTAGATACAGTTGTAAATAACAAGTCACCAAACATTAAATGTATAACAAATCCTTATATTTCTACACAAGGAAATTGGACAAAATCAGATGGTAATCCAGCAAAAAATGTAACAATTGACATTACAGCTAAAAAAGGATATTCAACTGGAGTTTATGTTCAAGAAAATTCATTAGATAATAAAGATCTTGGTAAAGTTGATTTAAAAATTAAAAGATTTTTAGATGTTTTAGCAAATGATGATACAACAAATATTGATGTTGTTGCTGATGCTGGATTATCAACAATTTGGGCTACTGCCGTAGCTCAAAAAACAGAAAACGGTACGTCTACATATACATTTGACGAAACTTATACCCCATATGATATCGATGATATATTTGGTATTGGTAATAATAATGTAAATGTTGTTCCATCAGGAGTGACGCTTGACGCATATCAAGCTATTACACAAAAATTTGTAGAGTTTGCTGATGCAAGAAGAGATCATGTTTTCATTTCAGACCCTCTCAGACAAATATTTGTAAGAGGTCAAAACTCTAAAGTTTCCTCAAGAAAATCTTATGTGTTTTCTAATAACATATATTGGCCTTTAAACAATACATACAATACTATTCAAAGTAGCTATGTTACAACATATGGTAACTGGATAAAAGTCAACGATCCATGGTCAGGAAAAGGTGTATGGCTTCCATCATCTGGTTATGCTACAGCAATAATCGCTAAGTCAGCCCAAACAACATACCCATGGATTGCTCCTGCTGGATTTAACAGAGGAACATTAACAAATGTATTGGATATTGCTGTAAATGCAACACAAAAACAAAGAGATCTTTTGTATAAGATTAATGTCAATCCAATTGCATACTTTAACCAAGATGGGTTTGTAATTTATGGACAAAAAACACTCTATCGTAAACCATCAGCTTTTGATAGAATCAATGTTCGTAGACTTTTCTTAACATTAGAAAAAGCTACACAAAAATTACTTAAATACTTTGTATTTGAACCAAATAGTTTTGCAACAAGAAATCGTTTAAAGGGTGCATTAACACCATTATTCGATCAAGCAAAAATTAATGAAGGTTGTTATGATTATCTGATTGTTTGTGACACAACAAACAATACACCTGATGTAATCGATAACAATGAGTTGAAAGTATCTATATACATTCAACCAGTAAGAGCCGCTGAGTTTATCTTGGCTGACTTCATAGCAACAAGAACTGGAGTTAACTTCTCCGAATTGATTGGAGGAGGGCAATCTTAAAATATAAAGTTTTAAGATAAATATTAATAAGATTATGGCTGGATTATTCGACACACAAGGTATAGAAAACTTCTACGATGCAGCAATTGTAAAAGATTTTGCAAGACAGAATCTATTTAGAGTCCTCGCATTAGGTGGAAATAACTTCACACAACAAGAGTTGCTTTATGTAACTTCAACAACATTGCCCGGAAGAGCAATTACAAACGTTCCTGTTCCTTTCATGGGACTTTCGTTCAATGTTCCCGGAACCGCAAACTATCCAAACAGCCAAGGTTGGCAAATTACATTCAGAGTACCATCCGATCTTTCAATTCGTAGAAAATTTGAAGATTGGACAAAGTATATTTTTGATGATCGTTTAAGTACTGGTGCTTATAATATTCCTAGCAAAGACGTACAAGGACAAATCGTATTGGTTCTTTTAGATAAACAAGGAACACCTTTAAGAGAATATACATTATATGGTGCGTATTGTCAAAGCGTTGCTGATTTAACAGTAAATCTTACTTCTGCTGGTGAAATTCTTGAACAACAAGCAACTATTGCTTATCAGTTCTGGAGATTAACTGGAGAAACAATCGTTAGATAATTTTCTACTAGGGCATAAGTATTATTATGCCTTCTTTGCAACCACAAAGTCCTTACGAATATTATTTAGAGCTATTAGGCTCATGGCCTACAGCCGTTGCATTAGCATCTCAATGGATGGTAACAATCCATTTTAATAGAGTTACTAATCTTTTTTCTAAAATACAAGATTCTCTTAGAAGTAGAGAACAGTCTATATGGTCTTATGATACTGATGTAGTGAACCTTTTAATTGATGGTGGACTACAAGCAAGATCAGATAATATGATGGGTTGTGTATTTGCTAGACAAGTTGTTTTACCAAGCGAAACGATTGAAGCAAGTAATCAAGGACTAGAATATGGTGGTTTTTTACCACCAGCAACAGCTAATACTAGAAGTAAATATGAACCTTTGTCAATTACAATGCTTGAAACAAATGCTTCTTTTTTAGATTTTATCATTAGACCATGGATTTTAATGGTAGGTTACAATGGTTTAATTGCCAGATCACAAGATTCTCCAAAAAACGTTAAAGCAGAAATAGATGTTGTCATGTATGCTAAAACTGGATATGGAAATGCTATGGGTATAAGAAAAGTTTACAAATTTTACAATGCTGCTCCTATATCCTTGGGTGGAGAAACTTATTCTTACAATGAAGAAGGTTTAAGGTATTCGGATGTAAAATTTGTTTATGATAAATATGCTGTGTTAGATGGTAATAGTGGAATTTTTATCAATTTACCATAAATTATTAAGTGGATTATTGGAATTATAGTGTAGATTTACCTTATACTAAATCTAAAATAGATTTTAGAGAAATTAATACGCAAGAACAAATATTAATTACAAAAGCAAGTATCAGTATTCCAAATAACAAAGAATCTCTCTTTGAATATCATAATTTTATTTTAAGTGTAATATTAAATTGCGTAAAAGACAAAAATATTTTTTATAAAATAAATATTATAGAATATATTCTTTTTTTGATAAAATTAAGATCGATAAGCATTGGTTCGACAATAGATTTTATTTTAAAAGAAGAAGAAAACAAAAAATCCAAAACAAAAATACAAATAGATTTAAAAAAATATATGATGAATTTGTTCAAGGCATCAAATTATTTTGAAGATCAAACAAATTCATTTTTAAAAGAAAAAAAAGTGGAAATTAAAATAAATTGGCCTCTTTTATCATCAGTTAAAACCTTTAATGAACTGTCTTTGAATAGCAAATATGAGTATGAAATTTTTGAAAATTCTTTGTTTGAGTTTATTGTATATATAAAAATAGAAAATAATAAAATTAATTTTAATGAATTAAAAACAGAAGAAAAAATAAAATTATTTGAAAAACTTCCTATAGTTTTAAAAAATAAAATACAAAAAAATGTCATTGATTCTATAAAATCTTTGATTGATGTTGACCTTTTTGAAATATCTTTATTCAAAGACTATAAATTTAGCATATATAATTTAAATTTTGTAGAACACATTAAAATGATATTCTCTTATGATTTAAAATCTTTATTCAGAGAGATTTATTATTTGTCAACAAATGGTCTTTCTTCAGATTATATATTAAATATATCAGATTCAGAAAGAAAAATATATCTTACTATTATTCAAGAGGAAATTAAAAGACAAGAAGACGCATCAAAAGGTAAAAATGAAGATGTACCTGAAAATGAAATTGGTTATAGTCAGGCTGTCAAGGATCTTGCTCTTGAATTTGGTGAAAATTTAAATAAATAAGTTAATATATGGAAGAAAATGTCAATATCGATTTTAATAAGGCACTACAAGCATTAGATCAAGCCTCAGAAAGCTTTACTGTTAATGCTTGGGTTCCTTCTTTACAGAAAGAA